TCTCGTTCAAACTCAAAAGGAGTTACCTCTCTTCCAAATGCTTCAGGTACTTCTTGTAATAACCCTTGCGCACCAAGGTAAGACTCCTGTTGAATACCTTTAAGGGGTTCTGATAAATCAACAGAGAAAGCATTTTTATCTTTATCCCATGTAGTACTACCTGTAGTAGTAGCTAAAGTGTAAGGCTTAAACTTAGCCTCCTCAGCAGCTTTCTTTACATTCTTGTTTATCTTTACATTAGTAGACTGAGTATCACCAAACAAACCTCCACCTAATCCTCCACCACCACTACCCATTATACTATCTCCTCTACTGGTAATTCATAGAACATAAAACGGGATTCAAACCCATCTTCTTTAAAGACTTTACCCCAACCTTTTCTACCTTGTGACTCAATAGCTTCACACCCAGTTGATTTAGCAAAGCCTTGTATTGTTTTTAACATATCTTCTTTCCAAAGTTCTAACTCTATACCACCAGTAAAAACCATATCTAATACTTTTTTCTGTGGGTATTGAGTAGGTTGAGTTACAACAAAGCCATAGATTTTATCTTCTTTATGAGCTATCCATAACTGTTGATGCGAGTTATTTTTTATATTGTTTTTAATGTCTTGTGCTGTAAACCTACCATAGGTGTATTTAGCACAACCTTCTAGATAATCTTTTATTTTATAATAAATAGTATCTACGTCTTGATTAGGGAAATGTGTAATTTTCATACTAGGCTGTCCGCTTCCACATGTAAACAGTAATATAAGGCTGGTAGTTTTGGTTTGTACCACTTACACCTTCGTTATCAATAGTGATAGCATGGTCATGTCCACCAGCGCTAGTTGTCCTACCAGAACTCTTACCTGTACTTTCAGCAAATTCACCACTCTCATCATTATCAGTAAAACCACCCCCATTTTTAGATTCTAAGTTATGGAAATGGTCTGGTTCAGCTTCGGCATCAGCGGTGTGATTATGTTCTACCACTACACTATCAGCAGTACCACCAGTTTCTTCTGCGGAGTCCATAAGGGAGTTGCTACTGTCCAAGCTAACCATAACACGCCCAGCACCAAACACTACCCAAGTACCAAAACCTAATAAGGTGGCTGGGTTAGTGCCGTTACTCGCGTTAGTATAAATAGTTCCTACTGGGTATAAGGCTCGTATTGCAACAGTAGCAAAATTAGTAGTAGCTAATTGTGTTGAGCTTGTACCAACCGCAGCAGTAGGAGCAGTAGGTGTACCTGTTAATGCGGGACTATTTATATCTGCTTTAGTATTAACAGCAGTTTGGATAGCGTTATACTCATCATTTATTTCCGTACCACTTACAATCTTTAGTGGGTCGCCTGTCAATAAGGCATCCTTAGAAGCAAAGTCTGTGGCTTTTACATAGTTACTCATATCTTATAATACCTTTATTGTGTTTTTCCAGATTTAATAAATACATCTACTCTTTGAATACTAAGAGGCGCGCCATTAATTTCTGTTTCAAAACCTGCTTGTAACACCTTGCCACTACCACCCACAGAATTACTAACTGTTGCGATACCCACCCCACTAGAATACTCTGCTACTGTATATTCATCTATACCATAGTAGTAAGGTGTGCCTTCTCCTTTAATAACATAGGCATAACTAAAATAATTAGTGGAATAGTCAAAGCCTAACTTAGTTACAAATGTTTGGTTGTCTGGTGCAATCAATGTTATACTTAGTCTCTTGGCTAACTTAGTCATGTTACTGTTGCCTAAGTCAAAGTAGTTAGTGTAATACTTAAAGTTAAATGAACTGCCGTTATCTTGAGAACCAAAGTATTCAGCCAAGCCGTTAGATTGACAGAACAATAACTTTCGTTCATCAGCATCATAAATAAAATTAGTATGCTTTATTCCCAACCACTTAGTAATTCTTAAAGCACCATCAGGCAGTGGTGTCTTAGTATCAAAAGCATATATAATATTAGCACTTGGAAAATATAGTAGATAGAAGGCAAAGTTAGGGCAGTACACAGCTTTGATGTTAGTGTCTGTACCTTCATTCTCTACTAACGTAATCAAATCATCACGTATGTTTTTAGATAGGTCTCTTAGTGGTTGTGACTTCTCTTGGATAGTTCTGCCTAAAGACCTAACACCTGTAGCAGATAGGAACATAATATCGTCCCCTATATTCTGTACAGTGTTGTGAGATATACAACCAATACCTTCAATAGTCTCTACTAAAGATAAAGTAGTTACATCAAAACTAGCCTCAAAACTATCTGTGTCTTGAAACAACATAATAGAGTTTTTACAGAATACTACTAAGAAACCGTTGTGTGCACCCAGCCCAGTAATAACGTCACTGTTCTTAGCGAATGTACCAGCTATGTTTAGTTGTCCAGCACTACCTGAACCCCACTTAGTACCATCTAATAGGTCAGAAAAGTATATAGTTGTTTTATTTGTTTCAGTTGCAGCAGCCCACAGTCGACCATAAGCAGACATTACTATACTAGCTTCTGGGGGAGTACCATCATAACCAGCAAAGGTATCTATTGTTTTAAATACTTCTGATGAAGTTTCGTTTGTATATACTAGAGGTTTATATTCTTTTTGAAAGAAGTATGTTCTATCATTAAGAGTAGCAGAAGACCAGTTTCCATCTTCTATTGTGTCTGTAGTAGTAGGAGTTATAGGTATTAAATTTTCTAAGCCTTTGTAAAAAGTATCTTCACTCCAAGACAAGTTTAACTTAAGCCCTGCTAGGTCTGTAAAAATATGAGTACCTAATAAATTAACATTAGCATTATCACCTATAACGCCACTAAGTTGTGTAGTTTGGTATCTCCAGCCCTTACGACTACCTAGCCTACCATACTTATCTATTACACAGTTGTCAGCCTGTAGGGCAAAGCCAGCTTCTAAGGTTACACCAGACTCTTGAGTATTAAGACCAAAGAATCCGGGAGCTACGATTGATGCGGGTTGTAAAGGTTTAGCCATTATAAGTCACCGTACTAGAAGTTTCTTCCACAGTTAAAATACAACTAACACCAGTAGAACCAGCATTACCCCTTAACTCATAGCCAGACTCTAGAATCACATAGCCACCATTCATCTCTAACTCGATATAGTCACCTGAACCTAAAGACTTAGACCCCAATACAACTATATCTACACCATTAGATATTTCTAAGTGTACGCCACTTACAGTAGAACCAGACCCATTAGACACAAAAGCTAATACCCATTTGGCTCTAGCGTTAGGTGGTACAGTATACAATAACGCTGTACTATCAGTAAGAGCAGCCGTAGTTAAGTTCTCTGTCATTACGCTCTTAGCCCGCATTAGTGAGCCACCCAGATAATTTCTTCAGGATGCTTACCGCAGTCTAGGGTAATAGCATCTGATAAGGCACGTTCTGCTATAGCGTAGGCAGTAACAGGATTGACACCACCATCTTCGCCACGCTCCTCAATAGCCATAGCATACGCTAATAGTTCTACAGGTTTGGCTGGGACTTGAATAACGTCTGCTTCTGCTTCTAAGTCAGGTTGACGTTGTACTATGTTAAACCGTAATGTATAAGTAGCATCAGGTATAGGGTATAAGTCTACCTGAGTATCTCCATCAGTACTAATACCGTTAAAACTGTAATAGTAAGGAGAACCTGTAGCTGGGTCAGAGTTTAAGAACAACCCATTAAAACTATGAGCATCTTTGTATTGAAGAAAGAAGTTATCAGTATCATTAACCACATCTAAGATGTCAAAGTTGTTCTGAGTACCATTTAACTCATAACTAAAAATACCAGACGTAGTAGTTGCCGTTAGTGTAGTACGTAAAGCAGACCATTTCCATGTTTCCTCCACAACTTGTTTAGCGTCGTTAACGAATACACCGATGAGAGCAGAGTAAGGAGTTTCTTCTACAGACGTAACTGTCCTCTCTCTTAATCTCTTTAGGATTTTATTTACTGTTTCTAAATAAGTCATAGTTATTATTTACTTCCTAAAATAAATTTTATTTATTGTATCATATTTTGAATGGTTTGTCAAGTGTTTTTTTATTTATTTTACTAGGGTATTATAACCCTTTGTTGTAATTAGGTTTACAAAAACAATAAAAGTAAACTATAAGAAAACCCTAATACTATTGCGATAAGCATTACATTTTTTAAATGTTTTTTGCCATCTGTTGAATATAAAACCGCAGCATTTAAATGACAGTAAGCTGCAAAAATACCTGTTATTTGTCTGAAAGGTATGTTAGCTAAAAAGCCATTGGACATAATTGTATGAGTAAAGCTAGATGTACTGTCTATATAAAAAGAAGACCAAGCAGTAAGCCAATATGAGTTATCAAAACTTCCACCTACGAAACTAACAAACACCCCTAATATTAACCACTCTTCAGCAGTAAGAGACTTCTTACGCGCTACACTACGCCTAACACTAGGAAACCATTGTTTTACTACCTCAATAGAAAGTATAATAACAGCCACCGTAAGTGCTATTGAAATTAGTTCTAGTACTTCTAACATTAGTCCTCCTTTAAAGACCTGACTTCTTGTAACACACGCCTACTTAAACCTTCTATCCCATCTATACGACCTTCCAATCTAGAATAATCTTTTGTTAGTTGAAGTATAGTTTCTCTAGCACTTTCAAAATCGCTTTCATATTTTTGTAGTCTGTCCTTTGCCTCTTTATCGTGACTAACTTTCAACCTCCATAGTACACCTATCACAAAAGTGAGAGCTGAAATAACTGCCAAGATTTCTGGTTTACTAAACTCCATTGTTATAGTAGACTGGAAAACAGCTCTTCAAAATCCTCAGCTACAAATATATCACTATGAGGATTAGACCCTGTAGTGCAAAACTCTATATTAGTGACCTTGGCATCCTGCCCTTTGTAGCCTACCTTCCCTGCATTACCCCATCTATGAAAAGGAATAAACTTAGAAATTTGCACTACGTTATCTTCTTTGTTATGTATAACTATAACTTCTTTTATTTGTTTGGGAACTACAAAATCATTATCTAATGCTGGGTTAATAAAAATTAACTTGTCAAAAGAAGCGCCAAACTCTGAGGCTTGCAGGAGTATATTACAACCGTTACTATGTCCAACACCTATAGAACCTTCAGGAGTCATTCCAGATATGACTTGGGCTATGTTATCTGAGAAGAACCTGACTGCAAACAAACCAAAAAAGCCATAGTCAGCTTCTAGTACAGTGTGTCCAGAACGCTCTACAATCGCCTTTAAGGTATCTGTAGTACCCTTACCACCATCTTTAACATTAAACCCATGACAAAGAACTACAGCCATTTTAAATCTACTCCGGTAGTAATGTTTTTAATTCTTCTGCACTAGTTGCGTTATCCATAGAGGTTTGCAACAGTGCATCTTCTTCTCGTATAACTTGACGAGCAGCCTCAGCAGCCTCAGCTTCAGTAGGAATGGTAGCTTTAATATCTAATGGTGCAAACTTTTCATTCCGTACTGACCTGCGGACGTCGTGAGCAATCTCTTTAGCTTTGTCTAAATCCACGACAACTCTCATTATTCAATACTCCATGCGTCACGGAAGGTACGGTCTGTTGGAATGTCAGCTACATCTACAACTTCGTAACTTACTCCTGCAGGGACATCTTTAAGTGCTAACTCTACTGACACGGCAGGTATAATAATTGCTACACCGCCCTCACCGTTATCGTAAATAATTCTTTGGTTCATCTTGATTTCCTTTTAGGAGGGTTTAGCTTAGTACACAAGAGCTTATATACGCAGCATCTGCATAAGTGCTTAGGTGGTTTTCAATACTAATATAATAGCTTGAGCTATCAAAAGGTCTTGCGTGTGTATTTCTTGGTGAACCCTCTGTACTATTTTGTGCTGAGCCTAAAGTGGCATAGTTAGAATCAGCCATACTGGTTGTTAAGTTTACTGTATACCGTCCTGTCCCTCTATCTGTAATAGAGCTTACATTACCGCTATCCCTAATAGATACAGTACCTGACCCTTGGAAGTTCACCCAAGCACGACAAGCGTATACTGGAGCAGAGCCCCCAGCATTAAACAGTGTTAAAACATCTGAGTCTGTATATCCCGCTGGCAAGCCAGTTAAGCTAGAACCATCACCACTAAAAGATGTTGCTGTTACTGAGCCATCTACTTCTAAGTCGGTAGAGTTAATTAAGTTAAGAGAGTCTTTAGTTATTCTAGCAACAATAGTGTTAGAACCATTCTCTTTAACAGCAAACTCGATAAGACCATCTTCTGTACCATCAGTAACATCACTAGTTTTACCAGTAATCTTAGCGTAGATAACTTCTTGGTCTGCATCGTTCTCACCAACAAACTTAAGTTGTCCTAAGTAATCGCCATCAGCAGGTGAGGCACTATTACGCTTTAACTCAATTATAGGTGCGGCACTACTGCTGTCTTCTGTTGTAGTGAGGGTGATACTTGGAGTAACTGTACTTGTACCTGCTAGGCTTATATTACCCGTGCCAGTAATGTCGTTACTATTTAAGTCTAGGTCTCCGCCCAGCTGTGGGGTAGTGTCATCAACTACGTCACCACCGCCTGTAACATCACCCCAAGAAGTAACCGAACCATTAGTAGTTAAAAACTTACCAGCGTTTCCAGTTTGGCTAGGTGTAAAACTAGCAGCAGTTACTGCACTAGCTGCGGCAGCAGTAGCTGAGTTAGCTGCGTTTGTCGCAGATGTGCCAGCATTGGTTGCCGAGGTAGCTGCATTTGTTGCACTTGTAGTTGCACTAGAAGCTGATGAGCTTGCGCTAGTGGCACTAGAAGCTGCGTTAGTCTCAGAGGTACTTGCATTGCTTTCTGATGTAGCAGCATTAGATGCGCTTGTAGCAGCCTCAGAAGCCTTTGTAGTCGCTGTTGTTGCACTACCCGCGGCACTACTAGCACTAGAGGATGCAGAGCTGGCAGAAGAGCTTGCAGCCGTTGCTGAAGCTGCTGCATTAGTTTCGCTTGTTCCTGCATTAGTAGCAGATGTTGCAGCATTTGTTTCTGAAGTAGCTGCGTTAGATGCAGAAGTAGAAGCAGTACTTGCGCTATTCCCTGCATTAGTCTCACTAGTAGCTGCATTGGTAGCAGAAGTTGCTGCTTCCCCAGCCTTAGTAGTTGCTATTCCAGCCTGTGTAGTTGCTGTGCTTGCTGAGCTAGTTGCTGATGTGGCAGATGCACTAGCATTAGTCTCTGCTGTCTCTGCACTAGCTTTTGCTGCTTCTGCTGCTGTCTGTGCAGTCTGTGCTGCTGTTGCAGAAGTTGACGCATTGGACGCTGAAGTAGAAGCACTAGTGGCAGACGTAGCTGCGTTAGTAGCACTTGTACCTGCGTTTGTTTCACTGGTAGCAGCACCACTAGCTGCTGTGCTTGCATTGGTCTCTGAGGTACTAGCATTAGATTCAGAAGTAGCAGCGTTACTAGCACTTGTTGCAGCGTTAGATGCAGAGGTAGCTGCTTCATCTTTATAGCCTAAAGCATCTTGTACTAACTCTGTTACTTCATTTACTGTAGCATCAGTATTAGCGTCTCCTGAACCACCTGAACCTCTGTATATACTCAAAGCAAGTCTCCTAAATATTCTGTATTTGTGTGTAGATTAAAAAGAATAAATACAGGGGGCAATTAAGCCCCCCATACCGTTAGTGCTTACTAAGCTGGAACAGCTACAACAAGTGCAGACTCAGGTCGTAAAACCTGTGTACCGTAAAGAGTGTCAGAAGTAAACAAGTTACTTAAGTACTCTTGCTTGTATTGAGTTTGTGAACGTACGCCCATTTGCTCTGCAAGTACCATAGCGTCTTTATGACCAATGATAGCACCCTTAGTGTCAACAGCTGAGGCTGTGTTAGCAGCAGCAGTTTCAATTACAGGACAGTTAGAGCTAACGTAGACATCAATACCGTACAAAGTACCGATTTGACCATTCATTACACCACGACCATCAACGAAGTCGCTAGAGTTGTAACGGTCAATACCCATGATAGTTTGACGAACGCTAGGTGGGATTACAATGAAACGACCTTCCATAGGAGTATCGTTATCATCTAGTTGCTTGATAAGTTCACGGAAAGCTAAATCAGTGAAAATATCAGTAGCAGCTACAGTATCTTCTGCATAAGCAGCAATACCGTTAGCGGCATCAACATAGAAGCTGTTGCTATGAGTCCAGTCAGAACCATCGCCATCACCTAGTGATTTACCTAAAGCAAACAAATCATCATCAACTTGTTTAGCTAAAGCGTAACCAGCATCATCTGTGTAGAATTTACGCATAGAAGCTAGGGCTTGTACATCAGTGATATCTTCGATTAAACGAGAGTATTCATAATGTTTGTTGACGCTGACTTGTACTTCTGATTCTGTAGCAGCAATCAAAGTTACTTGAGCCTCTGCACCTTTAGCAGAAGCAGAACCACGGGTAGGTTTAGGGATATGTAAAGTATCACCTTTCTTACCAGACATTGGCATTTTATTTACCAAGTTAGCAAGTACCAAGTTAGATTTATAAGCAGCTACAATCTCGTCACTCCATAACTCTGGAATGAAAGTTGCGCCAGTTGTGTTTGTTACATGATTTGAACCAAGTGCCATTATATTTTACCTTTATAAAAATTTAAGATTACCGCACTCTACCTTCTGAATATGCCTGTGTTAATTCATCAGACAATTCTAAGTAACGTGCAGGATTAGTTTGCATTAAGTTAATAATATCAGACCGCCGATAGATTTTCTTAGATTTACTTTCTCCAGTTCCTTTAGCAGAGCCAGAAGAAGCAGCCTTACGCTGTTGTCCTCTATCTTTTTCAACAACTTCCTGTGCCTTTGTAGATGCCTGAGTTCGTTCTTTCCAAGTAGAAAGAAGCTCATCTGCTGCATCAAAGTCAAAGTTACTGTCAGCGCGTTGTAAAAGTTCTGTCCTTACTTTAGAAGCCTTAATCCAATTTAGGAACTCTTCCGATGTAGCAGTGTCCATAAAGTTGGGATGTGCTTGTTCCAATCTATTCATAGAATCTCTACGAGCCATGTCTATCTTCATCTGTTTAATTTCTTGAATATCAGAATTAGATGATATAGATTGTTCAATAGCTTCTTTAGGTTTTTCAAAGAAATCAATCTCTTCAACCTCAGCTTGTTTTTCGTGGGTATTGTTGTCGAGGTTTGTTTTAATGAAGTCGTCTACAACCTTACGAAGTTCCCCTACTTCTGAGCTTTGTCTACCAACTAGCTTCTCAGCTTCTTGATGCATCTGTACAATTTCTGCTACAGACTTATCTTTATATTTATCTGGTAAACTACTCTCTTCTTTAGGTTGCTCTTCTACTACTTGTTCTTGCTCAAGGTTGTCCTCTACGGATTCTTGTTCGTCGAACGTAGAAAGCTCTTCGCCTTCTTGTAAACCTGCTTCGTTAAATTCCTCTGGTGCATCTAGTATTGTTGCCATTATATTATAAACTCCGTACTCTTAAATAAGTATTGTGGAAAATTAAAAGATTATTTCTTAGCGGCTTTCGAATGTTCTCTTGCCCACTTCATAGTTGCTCCCGGATAGTCTCCGGATATAGCATCTAATACAAAAGAACATTTAGAAATTATCCGCTTTGCATCTTGGTCACATTCAGGACACTTTATAGTCTGTGTTTCAGAATCTATAAAGCGTTCAGTAATATGTCCGTTTGAGCATTTAAAGTCATAGATTCTATTCGCCATTAACGGCTTCCCTCTCGCCAATTAGAATAGAGTCGTACGCTGCTCTGACCATATCTTCCATGTTGATTAAAGTATTTAAGATAAAAAGTTGTCCTTGTGTGTGAAACAAAGTTCTTTCATCTGCAATAGCTTCAATCTGGAAGTTATCCTTGTCTACTTGAACTTGCTCCATAAGCTGTGCCCAGCCATCTGAGTTAAACAAGTCAAAGTAGTTCTCGTAGTGTTTTACATTTTCTGGTGTCATACATTCTCCCGATAGGTGTATGTTTATGTTTATTTTTTAGTTGTAGCCTTTCTTGCTACTGGCTTAGGTTTGCTAACTTTTTCTAAGTTTGTAATGCGATTGTCTATTCCTTCTAAGATGTTGTTAATTTCTATCAGTACTTTATCAAGTTCTGGTTTAGTTACCACTAGGACTCCTCATTTGCATTTGAACAATATCTTCTTTTACTTTTAACTCTTGCTGCTTCAAGCTAAGCTCTGCCATCTTGACGGCTTGTGCAAACTCATCAGGTGGTAGTGTCTTAGCAATAGCTTCGATACGGTCAGTCTCTTCTGCCACAGGTAGTAACTGAGTCTCTACACTGTTTTGCTGAATACGACTTTGTATCTCTGCATTTTGCAATTGGATTTGTTGCAGGTTAGCCTTAGCAATCTCGAGCTCAAACTGCTTACGAATAACTTCTTCTTGTTGTGCTTCTGGGTTTGGCTGATTAGCTTGCTCGATACCTGCAAGAATTTGTTCCCGTTTAGTAAGGTTCATAGACTCAACAATAGATTGAACTAGGAAGCTGTACATAGGGCTTTCTGCTGGCATGGTTTGTAGGAGTTGTACTAGCTGTGTTACTTCATACTCACGAGCAATGATGCCAAGAGAACTAGAAGCTACAAACTTGTGGTCTTGTGCTTTGTAAAGCTGTGGGTCAAACTGCATGTAACGATGCGCAGCTTTAGTAACGAATGGGATTAGGAAGTTATCTTGGAAGTTAAGCAAGGTACGCTTGTGACGCTTGATAATTGCACCTAAAGACATAGAGATACCAGCAGCAGTTGCATCACCATTCATAGCGTTCTGCATACCTGCAGTGTCTACTGCACCCGTAGCTTGTTGTACCATGTTTTGTAGCTGTGCACCTTGAGAGAAGGTGATATTATCTACAGCACCAAACTTAAATGGTTGTAATATCTCTGCTGGGTTACCATTAGTAAGTAGTGTCTTACCCGGACGTATCTCAAACTGAGAGCCTCTAGGCATACGACTAGCATCTACTGCCATCATAGGGTGTACAGTAAGTGCAAGAGCGTCTATACGCGCACGTAGCTCTGTATCTAGGGCTTTTTGACTGTTATATCCCTTCTCACAGATGCCACGACCCCAGAATTTACTAGGTACTGCATCCCATTTAAACGCTACAACAGGTCTATCTTGCATCATATACGGGTTAGCTACTACTTTTAGTAGGGTATCTCCGTTAGCAATAACAACCATAGCCTCAATATAGCCAGATTCTTGTTCTTCTGTCTCACCTAATGCTACAGCAATTTCATCTTCTTCTAGTTCTTCACCTTCTGCCTCATCGAACAGGGATTTAGGAACTAATCCGTAGTAACGAGTAAGACGAACCCTATCATCTACGTTTACTGTAATGTCTTGGTCAGGCTCAAGGTCATCATCTGCAGCAATAGTCTCTACATCTACGTCCCGATAGACTTCCTTTTCGATATCCATCTCAACTTGGTGTAGTGGTACGTACATATCTACTGCACAACCCAGTGCTTCTTCGATAGATGTAGCTAGTGGGTCGATAAGGAAGTTCTGTGGCATGATAGGGCGTAGTTTAACTAAGAATCTATCACGCTCCATAACCCCTATAGCTTGCATCTGACCATCTGGGGTAGGTTGCATAGCTGGTATGCTTTCTGTAGTCTCTTCAATGTAGATTTCACCGATGCCAGTACCGTAGATAGCAGCATTAAGTAAACATTCCGAAACACAAGTTCTAGCTCTAGCAAAGGTCATGTCTTCGGCTAGTTGATTCTTTAAAAACTCTATGTCTTGAGAGCCTGTAGGGTCTTGCATATCGTCTTTAATATCGAACCAGCTACCTCTACCAAAGGTTGCCTCTTCTACCTCAGCTACAGACGATTCTACTGCTTGCTGTAGTGCAGGAGTAATGATACGAGAGCGTTCAGTTTGTCTTAGGCTATCTTCCTTAGACCAGATACCACGCCAAAGTCTGTAATACTCTTCATGTGGTGCACGATAGTTATCGTCATAGTGGTCACGCCACCCTTCACACTTTTCCATAACCCATTGCTCTAGGGTAATGTTGTTCAGTAGATTATCTTCATTTTCCATACATTAGTATCCTGCGTGAGGGTCTATAAATTCAAACTCATCTTCATACTCTATCTCATACGAGTAACTAACCTTAGCTAGTTGGTCTATGTATGCTAGAGAATCGATAAGGTCATCATGAACTAGGGGGTTAGGGAACTGGAATAACTCATCTAGGAACTCTGCGTTCCAATCTCCAGTGTTTAGGGTTATTGCTCCGTTCTCAAACCTACCTTGTAGGCTCCAAACAACCCTATCTATCTTTCTTTTGTTTCCGTGTGTTAGCTCTTCTATACGAAAGAACCTTTGCCTAGCTCTCTGTATATCCATAAGATATGGAAGTACAGCGTTCTTAGCTATACCCTTCTCAATACCAATAGAGACAGGCTTATACTTTTCTACAACTCTGAATATCTTTTCTGCTGACTTCTTAACGTCCCATCTACCGTAGATTATCTCTTCTACGAACCAGCCTTCTTCATTTACTTTAACAACGCTAATAGCCGTTTGGTCAAGCTTCTTAGCTTTAGATGTATTAACTTTAGATACGTCTGTAAAACCAGCCAAGTCAATAGCAATGAAATAGTCCCCCACTTCTGGAGCTTCTTCACCAAACTTGACCCAATCTTCTTTAAATAATTCACTACCTTGCGCCTCAAACGATGCCATGAACTCCTGCCTAAACGCAAAGGAACTCATAGTCTTTTTAGCAGCTTCTATTTCTTCTTCTGCTAATAGGGGATTGTCATACGAAGTAAAGTGCCAAGACTCTAGTGTAGGGTCATCCCCTAACTCAGCTTGCTTGTACAGCTCATAGAAGTGGTTACGACCCATAGGAGTACCGATGAATAAAGCACTACCACGTTGGTCAGCTAGGGCAGGACGAAGGATTTGGTCAAACACTGCTGGTTTCATATCAGCGTATTCATCTAGTACCAAGAACTTAAGAG